AGTAGTATCAGCAATACCTTGTAAGTATCCAACTGTTTCTCTGTTCATATACCATTTACCATTTTTAGCATATTTAGATTTAATACCATAAACCATTTCTACTAATTCACCATAAGCTATTTCATCTGTTTTAGCAGTTGTTACAGTTACATCAGTTATGCCTTCTGTTTCGTGTAATAAACCATAAGGCTTACCAGAACCATCACCATTAACAAATGCAGTACCTTCAACTAATGCAAATTGTTCAGCTATCTTTTCAATTATATACCCTTCCAAATCATAAGCAGTATCCATCAATACAGCTCTTGTTGTTTTAGGATTAGCGTATAACTCGTGTACAGATATTTCTTTTTGTCCGAAGTTTCCAGAGTCTGTTTGGTCTCTATCTCCAGTTTCAGAAATCCAACCAGTAGCGAAATCGTCATCCCCTTCAACTGGAACTAATAAACTGTTTCCAACTGATATAGTAGATAAGTTTGCATTTTCTCTTATAGGACTAAGCTCTCTTGCTCTTGTGATTATTCTATCATACCAGTTATCTGGAACTAAATATCCACCATCAGCAGGAACTAACGTACTCAATGTTTTGCTTATTGAACCTTTTGCTAAATAGTCAACAAAGTTCTCACTTAACTTTATTGTCTTACTTACAGAGTTATGTTCGATTGCTTCTCCTCCAACTAATTCTTGTACCATCTGTGATTTACTTACTCTCTCATTCAACATATCGTCCATTCTCCCTTCTAATGATTTAGTTACCGTATCGGCAATTTCTTTTAAATTATCTTCTAACACTTTTTCTTCTACCATTATTATCACCTCTTATTATAGTTTTATTAGCTCTGCTAATTTATAACCCAAGTCTTTATAACTCGGTGTAGTTTGTTTTTTATTATATTCTGATACTAAAGCATCTGCGTGGTCAGGTACACTAACCGCCGATATTTCTAATAGGTATTGTTTGTTATATTTAATTCCACCCTCTTTGGTTGTTCCACTAGAAATATCAACAGGTTTAAACCTTACACTAGCACCCTTCATATAACCACTCTTGTATTGTTCATAAACACTATCTGCTTTCTTGTCGAACTCACTCCATAAAGCAGGGTCTCTATTACTCTTCCAAAACTCTACTTCACCAACAAGGTTTACACCCTCTGTTCTTAGGTTGTGTATTCTTCCTAATGGTTGTTCAGTTATGTTATGTTGCCATAAGAATACAGGATTTTTAATGAAATCATCAATAATCCAACCAGAATTGTTTACAGTATCTCCCTTTCTATCGGAAGTGTTGGAAGAAAAAGTAAAAGACAATATTCTCTTCTCATCATCAACATTGTTTACTTTAACTTTTAATCTTTGTGTTAATTCATCCATCATTCATTCTCCCTTCTAATATCCTCGTCTGACTTAGGATTATCTGCTCTGTTGATAGGCATCTTGCTATTTGGTACTATATCACCGCTATTTGCCCCTGCATACTCATCACCCTTATCATAGTCCACCTCTAACCCCGCTAACTCTCTTATCTCGTTTCCTTTAAAGAACTGTGGGAATTGTTGCATTGTTCTAAGCATTAACTCTTTATCACTAGGAACTGGGGTTTTATATTCTAGTATTAAGTTCCCGGAGAACTCACGGACTAACGTATTATTTAATACCTCTGCTATCTTCTTCAATCTATACTCTAATACCTCTCTAGCGTATATTTCTCTAGCACCTTGTATAGTTGCACGATTACTATTTTCAACTTTACCTATTATTTCAGGTGGTATTCCAAACAACTGTCTAATTGTCTCTGCACCATTTTCTATAATCTGTAACATTTGCATATCGTTAAAACTATCCGTCAATTTTGTAACACTAATATTTTCTGTATTAGTAAAGTACGGTTTATGTCTATTCCAAAATCCTTTGTTGTTCATCTCCCAATTACTTTTCAACTCTCTTAATTGGTCCGGTGTAACATCTGCACCAACAATATAAGGTGGAACGGCTTGGTTATAAAAATAACTATTAACCTGTTCATTACTATACTTGTTTGTTTGTAATGTATCTAACATTGCGTGTATAGTGCCAATCCCTTTACCGTATATATCAAAAGGATTTATATTTTTAAAATGTATAATCTCTGTAATAGGTACTTTTTTAGGAACCTGTCTTATTTTAAGTACATAATTATACCCATTTGGCTTACTAGGTAGCTCCAAAACATCATTTGGATTAATAACCCATAAGTATGTTGGCAAACCTTCATTATCTCTTTCCATCATCAAATAACAATTACCATTAATCTCTAACCAACTTTGCAAGGTATACCAACCATCAATACCTGTATTCATTAATGGGTTAAACTCATCAATAAGACTAAGTAATGGGTGGTTATTAAGTTTAATTTTCTTATCTCCAACCTTACGGTATAAACTCCACTCTGTTGTGGCAACACCTTCTGATATTTTTCGTATCATTAGATTAAGATAAGCAACCTCGTGATAAAAGTTTTGTAATTCTGCAGACGTTAATTTTGGAACAGCTACTCTTGCACCGTGCGTTAATTGTTTTGTTACTCCTTGTGGAGCATTTTTTTTAAAAAGCGACTTAAATAAATTCAATATTTCACCTCCCCACTATAAGAAAACTATCTCTCTAACTCTTCTAAATAATAACATAAAGGCATCGGCATAATCTGGCGACCTTCCGATACGTTTCTTATAGTCCTTTTTATTTTCTGCTCTATATCTTCCTCTATTGTCAATATCATAAAGCCTGTTTCCTAACTCTGTTATAAGTCTCTCAACAGGTGGTATATCTACTATCTCGTTTTTTAGTACGTCTGCTACTGTAAACAACATTTCAGAAGTAATATCGTAGTATTTATCTTTGTTTGTTGGGCTTTCAGAAAAACATATTCCATATACATATGTGTTTCTGTCTAACCTATCATCTTTATTTAGTACATCGACTAAACCTCCACCAACTCCCGTACTATCTATGTTTATTGAAATTTTAGTACCATCAAATTCTCTCCTCAATGATTTATAAAGGTTGTACACTCTTTCGGCAATATCAGTTATACTCGAACTTGACATTTTTATTGGCTCAAATACTTTATATCCTTTTCTTGAAAAGATAACAGTATCATCATTACCAAACCTTGCAGGGTCAACACTAATAACTATCTCACCAATTTCGTCTTGCACGTTTAAATTAGTTGTTTTAGCTTTGATTAAATTCTTCAAAGATATAACGCAATTACTTTGGTCTATAACCCCCCAATTACCATTACAATAAACATCCCAATATAGTGGGTCATTCTCTCTTAAATTCTCCAACTCATTTGCATAATCGTCATCAATAAACTTATTATCCTTGTAAGTTGTTTTTAATATATAACATTTATAATTACTATTAAAAAAGTATGACTTCAACCAACTCTCTGCACTAATAGGATTAAAAGATATAATGATTTGTTTCTTAACATTACTTTTTCCTCTTAATCTTAGGTTTAATTGCATAAAATCCTCTTGCTCAAACTCACTTGCCTCTTCCATCCAAATATCTGTTAATATACCTGTTGGAAAAGTAATTGATTTGATTCTCTCTCTATCATCTAACCCTTTACATACTATTTGATTTTTATTCAACTTAAATTCTATAATCATATCAGTTTCTTTAATAAGAAAATAATCATCAAGTTTCCAACTATATATAACTTGTTTTAACAAGCTAAAAACTGAATGTCTTAATGTATTTCCAACCTTTCTAGTTATCAATACATTTACACCCTTGTTTTTTATGATTTTTAGTATCAACATCATAGCAATAAAGTGTGATTTTCCACTACCACTACCACCATATATAACTTTTACCCTATTCTCATCATCCATAGCAGGTAGGTATGCGTCATTAAAATGCTCTTTTTTTAGTAAAAGTTTCATATAATCACCTCTTAATGATTGTTATTCTATCTCCACTTCAATAACCTCGACATTTTTAATTGTGGTTTCATTTTTAGTTTCGACTTTATCAACAAATAAACCAGTTGCCTTCGCTAAATTCTCTAAAGCCTTATTTGCATTTGTAATAGAATTTATTTTGTAGTTTTCTCCTAAAGGTTTACCATTTCTATCATACTCTTGTTGCTCTTCTAACGCTTTCTGATAAACATTCCACATATTATCAATTATTTTTCTTTTTTCCTCGTGATATCTTTCATTTTCTTCTTGTTGCATTTCAAACACATACTGATCTACAAGAGTTTTAACACTATTTCTCTTCAACATTAAAGATGCCGATTTAACCATTGTATTAAATGCACACTTTTTACCAAATTTATCGGCTATTGCTTGATAAGACCTTATGCCATTCATTCCGTTTCTCACGTAATGATATGCAAACGCCTTTTCAAACTCTTCAGATTTAATTGACTTTCCTTGTCCTTTAGCCATTCATATCACCGCCTTTCGTAATTGTTAGTGCCTCAAACATTTCTTGTTGTGAGTAGTAGTCTAAGTTTTTTACTACACCCATATAAGAATTTAGTTTATCAAGCAACTCTTTTGTAATTTCTGTATCATCATCTGTACAAATAACTTCACCAGTTTCTTCATTTATTTCAATCTTAAAGCCTAATCTTTCTAGCTCTTTTACATCTCTTACAATAGTAAGCATATCTTCTGTTTTCATTTTTATCACCTCGCATATCTTCTAATACCATTATAATAAAGGGTTTTGTTAAAAAGTAATCAGTGGTCAGGGTGGTCAGGGTACTGCCCACCGTTAATCTTTACCCTGTCCACATTTCGCCATTGATTTCATTAGGTTTGGTCAGGGTGTCCAGGGTGTCCAGGGTGTTTTCTATTAATTACTTTTTTTGTTCTTGTAGAGATACATACAATTACAAATCATATTAATGCAAAACACCCTGGACACCCTGTCCACAAGGGCTAAACCCTTGATTTCATTGGCTTAAATCTGCCCACCGTACCCTGACCACCCTGTCCACTCCCTGTCCACCCTGTCCACTCCCTGTCCTTTCGGGGTAAAATGTTGTACGGATTATTCATATAATAGCGTGAGAGGGGTAAAATGTATTACTTTTTTTATGTTGAGGGATAAAAAATGTACGGATTATTCGTATAATAGTGTGAGGGGTATATATTACATCATTTTGCAAAAGTAAGACTTTTTGTGTTATAATGTAAGTAAATGATTACTTTAGCCGATAATCGTTTATTATAATAGTAACAGAAAGACAACACATTGCCGTTGTTTGATGTTATTCGCACTCCTACATTTATAAATTGTTTCTTAGTGTATGCACTGAAACTGGTCATTTCAGTGTATATATTTTTAAACAATATTGACATAATAAAATTAAGAGGGTAGTATATGTACTAAAACAAATTATAGGAGGATTGCGACAATGAAGATTGAACAGGACCTAATTGATATGGAGAATAAAACTTATATCAGATGGTGGAAAGAATATTTAAGAGATATTAGAGAACTTGATGAAAGATGTGATTTTGAACAAGCCGTATTAGATTATGAGAAATTGATTTACAAACAAGTAAATGTATATATCCCACAAATACAAAACAATGTGGAATATGGTGATTTGATGCAGGAAGCATTAATTATTTTGAAGAATAGTTTAAGAGACTATAGACCAGTTATTAGTGGAATAAGTATTAAATTTAGCACTTATTTAACATATCAATTAAAAGGTTATTTACAAGCAGAGTTTAATAAAAAGTTTAGAGGTATTAAATTAACACAAACAGCATTTCAAAACAACAAAGCAAAGTATGTTGATATGAATACTGCCGACGATACTAGAGATTTCTTAATAGAAACAGGATTATGTGTTGATTTTTATTGTTTAGATATGGATTTAAAAGATGCTATAAACCAATTAAAAGATTATGAGAGAGGAATAATTGTATTACATTTCTTTAAAGGGTACAACATTGTTGATTTAGCAAATAAATTATGTAGAAGTAAGCAAAGTATGAGTAGAACAATTAAGACTTTAGTAAAAAAACTAAAAAAAATTATGGGGGTAGATTAATATGAATATATATACTAAGGGTATGAATTATTATTTGAAGGCGGAATTAGGAATAGTTGGCGAGAACGTACAATTTGATTGGGATAAATCGGCATACATTGTTGACGGGGAATATCATTATGTTGATGAATGGAAACCTATTAATGTTAAAAATGATAAAGATAATTATATTAAAAGCAGGTATGAGGTTAATAGAAAAGGTGAAATAAGAAGAATATCCAATAAAAGGAAACTTCAAACTAAAGGTAAAGGAAGTGGTTATGTTGGAGTGCATACAGGTAATAGAAAATTCCTAAGAGTGCATATAGCGGTTTTGGCTACATTTGTTGGGTATAGTAGTAACCCTAAAAAAAATGAATGTAATCACGATGATTTGGATAAAACTAATAATTGTTTATTTAATCTATATTGGATTACACGCAAAGACAACAACGACCACTATTTAAAAATGAGTGGGAGAGGAGTGGATTATAAGCAATATATAGGAAATGTTTATGGAAAAGGTGATAGCAAATTTAAGGTACTATCCGCCGAATGTTATAGTGTGATAATTGAATTTTTAAAAACAGGTAATCAAAAAGAACTTGTGAGTTTAGATGTTATACATAGACAACCCGTTGATAATTATTACATAATTACCGACCCTGACGGGGTAGAGTATAAAACAGATAGGTTAAATTGTTTTAGAGATAGGATAAATCAAGCTAGGTTTAGTGAAATATTGTTGGGTAGAATGAAGAGCTATAAAGGCTGGACAGTTAGAAGAGATACAAACAATAAAATAATATAAGGGGTGTTGACTATGAGTGCGAAGGATTTTAACCAACTAGAATTTGTAAAGGCTAATTTTGAGGATTATATCTATATTGAAAGTGTAGGTATTTTCTATTGGAATAATATGTATTGGGAGAAAGGCTCAGAGAACAAGGTTAAGAGTTTAATTTGTAAACAGTTAGAGTTAGATGTTAATAGTAGTGATGATATAGATTTAGAAGAAAAGGATATTAATATCCATCTAATAAATTCTATATATAGCTTATTGACAATAGTTAGAGGTTTTAAATCCGAAGATACAAATATTAATGAGGATAAATCAATCGTATTTAAGAATGGAACATATTGCTTAGATACATCATCATTTAGAGAAAATGAGTATGACAGAAGCGAATATAGAACTAGAATTATGAATTGTAAATACAAAGATACTATTACTCCAGAGTTTGATAATTATCTGGCAACCACATTTAAAGGAAATGAAGATTGTATCCCTTTAATACAAGAGGCTCTAGGGTATATATTGTTTCCTAGTTGTAAATATGAAAAGTCTTTTATATTCTATGGATTTGGAAGTAATGGTAAATCTGTATTGTTGAATATAATACAAGATATAATTGGTGAAGAAAATACATCATATATAAGTATGAAGGATTTAGAGAAATCTTTTTATCGCTCACAATTGTTTAATAGAATATTAAATATATCAAGTGAATTAGAGAAAAGTATATCCAGCACAGAAAACTTTAAAAAGTTAGTAAGTGGTGAAAGTGTAGAAGCTCAATTTAAGTTTAAAGATAGTTTTCATTTTCAAAACAAAGCTAAACTATTATTTGCAATGAACCAAATGCCCCATATAAATGATTTAAGTGATGGCTTGTATCGAAGGTTGGCTATAATACCTTTCCTTAATAAATTTACGGAAGAAAATAAAGACGTTAATCTATTTAGTAAATTAAAGAAAGAGAAAGACGGAATAGCATACTGGGCAATTCAAGGATTAGAAAAGTTAAACAAAAAAGGCGACTTCACCATTCCTAAGATAGTAAGTGAAATGGTTGAGGATTTAAAATCTGACAATATGCCTATATCAAGGTTTATTGATGACGATATAAAAATAACTAATGATATTAGTTTACACATAGAAAAGATTGAGTTTTATAGGTTGTATACTAATTGGTGTGAAAACAATGGTAATAAACCTTTAAATAGCAATAACTTCTATAAACAAATAAAACAACAATACCCTCAAATTAGCGAAGGAAGAACCACTATTGAGGGCAAAAGAAAAAGAGTATATTTAGGAATTGCGACTAATCTTGATAAGAAATAAAACTTTCACTAAGAGGGCTGATAACCCTCTTTTTTGAATTAAAAAAATTTTGATGTGTTAAAAGAAAATCTCCATAAGATTTGGACTTCCGAATTTAAACATAACAACCTCTTAATTAAACAGGCTGAATATGCACTATTACGCACAAAATTCAACCTATTTGCTTGTCTAAAATCTTTTTGGTATAAATGTATACCTGATTTATACACGCTTAATTATTATTTTATAGTATCCATTAGTGACTTTTTCAGTAGTCCATATGCCACCTGCATTAGTTATAATCTGTACCTTGTTAATGTTGACTGGCGCAACCCTGAAACCTGTACTTGCACCATATACATTTGCTATATTGTTGGTTACGTCTAAAGCATCATTGTCATTTCCAGTGGCACTAACTAAAAATCTAACCATTAAATTAGGGATGTATGTATTTCTGTTATGTTGAATATTTATAGTTGCGCTATCTAAAGCGGTACTACTTGCGATTTCAACCCAACCTGTGTTAGTGTTATCGTCTTCAAACACAAAAGCACCATCAGATACCGAAGTGTTATATTGTGTTTTAGTACCACTAATTCCTACTATGCTTGTCTGGTCCCCTGTATTTGTACCACTCAAATTACCTAAGTTTGTTATATCGGTTTCAGTTATATTAGATGCTTGACTTGCAGTAAACATAGGGTCTTCCTCTGTCTGTATTGCACTATCTGCCAAATTAAGACTATCATTAACCCCCTCACTTAATCTATTTGAATTGATACTCCCATCTTTTAAATTTGCGGTAATATCTTGTTCTGTTAATGTGAAGTCTATCTCTGCACTATCTGTAACCGTAACATCACCAGTATTTGTACCACTAAGATTATTAAGACTATCTAGTTTAGATAAGTTTACATCAGTTACAAATCTTTTATCTTCACTATCAGTTATATTAGCGGTGGTAGTAGTATCGACATTTTCAACATTCTCTAAACCAATATCACTTTTGTCTATCATAGAACCTTTTATTATAATATCTTTAATGTCCACGATTTTATACCTCCTGTATAGAGGTTACTTTTGTAGGAAAAGCTGAAATTGTATAAAATAAAGTAGTTGTTTTTAATACATTTCCATCTCCATCTTTTTCTATAATAGTTTTGTATTTACCTTCTGAACCACTTACATAATTTATCTCGTCTATATCTTCTGCTGCAACCAATTCCAATTCTATATTAGGAGAGGTTGTTTCGGTTGTTCTTAAAGCTCTTTTAGAACCTTCAAAATCAACCATACTCAATATACTATTTTCTATCGCCATAATCAAATTTCCCCCTTTTTTTATTTCTCTGCTCTCTATCTTTAACATCATTCATTTTTTGTAAATTCTTATAAATCCTAACATCCTTATCACATATAGCTGCTGGATTATTGTAACCATTTATCTCTATAAATAATTTATCTAACTCCATTTGTCCAAACTCTTCACGATATTTATTTTTCTTTATCACTACTATCAACCCCTTTGGTGAATGACTAACCTAATATTAGTAATCTGTATTCTGAATTATCGGGGTTAGTAATTTCCACTTCTGTAAAATCGCTAAACCTTTCTTTAAATCTATCCCCAAGATATAGGAATGTAGAAATATCTCCAACTGTAAATTGAATTATATCTCTTGTTATGTTTCCTAAATCGTTGCCGTCATTCGCCAACATAAGTGCCTTACCTACTAAACCACCTTCTAATGTATGAGTAACACTTTCTTCACTCCCATTATAACTAGCGATAACCTTTAATTCCCCAAGACTACCATCGGTTTGGAGACTATATCCATTACCACCTTTATCGGCAAGGATTAAATCATATAATTTTCTAAGTGATACTCTCTCATCTGTTTTTACCATTTTGGGTTTCCTCCTATTTTAATTTATAATTTTGATGGAGAGGAGAGCTAACAAAAAATACTCTCCCCTCATTGTAATTCCGAAAATTCTAAGCCCACGCATACCTACCAGTTACAGTACATATATCAGTAGTCTTATCTATCTTTGCCGACTTACTATCATCTAGCTCATAATTAGTACCTAAATATCTTATCTGCGACAAGTTGTTGTAATCAACCCCTTCAAGGTCTGTTGTTAGGAATTGGAATGACATATCTAATCTATCTACTGGAACACCGTCTTGATCATAAGTGCTATGCACTTTACTTACCAATCCTTTTAAAGTACCTTCAAACCCATTTATGAGAGTGAATATATCAACATCCTCACCATATATATCTAATAACTCATAAAATCCTTGTTTCCCAAGTCGTTTTATTCTGTCTAATTTAGCACTCATAATTTAATCCCCCAACATAATTATTTCTACATCTTCGTCTAATGCTCCACCTGTAACAACATAACCTTTTTTAATACCCTTTGGTAACTCTTCAAATCTATCTAATGTTGCAGGAACATACGCAAGCCTATCTATACCATCAATACTTACCTTCTTTTTAAAATGATATAGCCCACCTTCGTCGGTGTGCAAAAATACATCATCTGTAACACTAAATTCTGTAAAGCCAAAGATTTCAGATGTTATGTTTTTACGATAACCAGTACCATCTCTTTGATTTACTCTAAAATAACAAGCATCCCCATCGGGTGTTGCATAAAACTGTTTCTTATGATAATTACTATATCCAAAAGTATCAAACCTACTTATGTCAAAAGGCATTGTTGTAGGAGTATAATCTAGTGCTGTTATAGTAGCAATTTCTTTAGGCGAGTCTTCGTCTTGAGGAATACTAACAATATATGGAATATTATCTATTGATAATAAATTATAATAAACACCATTTTCATTTTCCATTTCAGTCATTCTTTGCTGTTTACGTGAAGTTACTGTTATAGGATAACTTGTTATAGAACTACTTGCAAAGAAAATATCTACAGGTTCATCATCTAATGTTACAGTTTTTAATAGTGGCAAATCTAAATCTACACCAAATTCATAACTTCTTATTGTTATTGCCCCACTAGAAGAAGTCCTAGTTATTATATTAAAAGAATCTTCACTTGTTCTATAAAGGATTTTACTCGTTTCAGTGGAACTGGCTACATACTCAGTACCCTCTAATTCTAAGAAAGGTTCTACTCCATCCATATTTACAGTAAAAGATAATAAATTATTAAAGTTGTTAGCAGTTTTTTCATAAGCATATATTAAAAAACTATAAGGAGTTGCTTCATTTTTTAAAGAACAAAAGAAGTCGTTATAACCTTTGCCTTCTTCCGTAAAAGTTCTAACATATGTGTCTTTTAATATAGCTTCTCCAGTAGAAACATCTAATAAATATATATTCATTACCCCACCGTCGTTTGTATTCTTTTTTGCCCCTTGAATAAATATAGCCAATTCGTCACTTATCATAAAAGCATCGTGTGGATAAAGCTCTGGTGGTGTATATCCAGGAATCTCAACGTCTATAGCATCTCCAAGCATTGTTATTTCTTTAGTGTCCTCATTAATTTCTATATACTGAAGGTTCATATGATAACCAGCGGGGACTTCTCTGGAATGGAAAAAAGCCTTGTTGCCTTTTAAAGGGTACACACCAAGTCTCCCTAGAGAGGAGTTAGTAAAATCTGGTATATAATCTTCTTTATATTCGGCAGTACCTCCATCATACTTTCTTTTAAATGCTTTACCATCTTTAATATATACATAATTACCGTCTTCTATATCCTCGCCAAGTGTGTGGGTTTCTACAAGTCCACCTCCCCCGCCACTCTCTGGAACAATAAACTCAATACCATCTTCACCTTCATTAACAGTTGCAACTTTACCCGCTTGTCCTGTGTATGTGGCAGGAGTATCATCTAAATCTATAAAATTACCATCAATCTCTATAATCTCATTCAAATTTTTCCAGTTAGCATTATAATTGGTATTACTTTTTTTTACTAATACTTGCCCTGTTGTACCACCAGAAGGCAACTCATTTAAGTCCTCTGTAAAATTAACTTCATATTTAACTCTAGGCATTATATCATCTCCTTATATTTTAATAGTGTGGATTTTTGTAATTCATTTAATGTAAGTGATTTATCTAATTTGGCATAACTCTTAGAAAAAGAATAAGAGTCACTACTATAATTTTCGCTTGAGACTTGTGCCTCAATAGAGGAGTTTGTGAAATATGTTGCTACTAAATCTAAACATATATTCTCTATATCTTCAGGAAAATCACTTTCAAATTCTTGGGGTAAAATATATCCACCAGACAATTCTAACTCGACATTCCGTTGCAGAAAATTTCTAGTTACAGTTGTATTTCCGAAACTCCACTCACTGTACAGTCTCTTCTTTGGGAAGCCCCTCTCTCTATAAATAAATAACCTACTATTGTTGTCAATTTCACATTCATCCGTTACATCTTGTTCATTTATTTTCACATTAATTATTTCTTTTAATGGATAAATCAATGACTTAATCACTTGTTCATCGTTACCCTCTGCTTTATAGTTGAGTACCTTATACTCTATATCTCTACTAATGTATCGGGCGATTAACTTAGTAGCACTCTTAATTAATCTTGTTATGAAATCATCATAGGCATTAATTGTTATGCCTAATCTTTCTTTTGCGTTTGTTAGTGTAGTATACATATCAAACCCCCTTCAATTTGTAAAAAAAAGGGGTTGGGTATTACCCCAACCCCAAAGTGTATTATATCTTACAGTCCGTCGTTTACTCTCATCTTTGCTAAAGCCTCTGGTAGAACTACCCTTCCACCGACTCTTTTGTAAGCATAGAATTGTACAAATCCTTTAACTGTAATATCATCTCTTTGTAAACCTATATCATTTCTATCAACAACAACATATGCTTTTGACATATCTCCAAATAAGATTATATCTTCATCTGCAGTTGTTCCATCAGATTTAAATCCTTCCATAGCATCTACTTCAACTATTGGATAACCAAGCATTGTAGCAGGTTGTCCAACTATTGTAGATGGTCTATATAAAGGTTGACCAGTAGTATCAGCAATACCTTGTAAGTATCCAACTGTTTCTCTGTTCATATACCATTTACCATTTTTAGCATATTTAGATTTAATACCATAAACCAT